TTCAACGCCCGAGTTATGACTTGAATATGAGAACCCGCACTACTACATCAGCACCCTGCCCTGTGATTACAACGAGGGACTTTGCATGGAAAACGAATGTAACGCCTTGGGTAAGGCAATACATTACGAAGACCGTGTATAGTCCTAATGTTGATCACTTGGTCCCGAATGGATACCTCCAAAAGGAGGAGATCATCACGGATGACAAGGGGGTGGACGGCCGTTTTCGGCCGTGCACTCACACGTTACAGATTAACGAATTCGACAACACGGATGTGCTTCTGCGCTACCCCAGCTCTTGCTGTGGGAATACGCATGCACTTCTTACGTCTGTCGCGCGAGTTAATACTGCGTTGGCCCTGACAACTGCACCACCGGTGGATATGGAAGCTATGGCCTTTGAAGCCTTAGCCTACATGTTACCTCATATAAATGAGGGTAACTCCCTGGTGAATACAGTACTTGAGTTGAAAGATCTCAAGTCATGGCTACGTGGTGGGACTGCTGTTGCGCGAATAAAGGGTAAGTTCTTGGATGCTAGGGGGCGTTATACAACGCGGCCGAACATCCATGAACTCCCTTACAGTGATCTCTCCTTTAAATTGAAAGGAGGCCGCTCGAAGATGTTTAAACACATCGCGATGCGGATCACTGGCGCGCACTTGGAGGCATCGTTTGGAGTCGTCCCTTTAGTAAGGGATGTCGTTCAAGCGTTCTCCGCTTTAGAAGCTCTGGCCTATAAGGTAGAGCTCCTAAAGAAGTTTGCGGGTAAGCCACAGGTACGCCATTATAGGCGGTTCATCCCTAAATCAGATGGACAACCGGAGGATAGAGAGTGGAAGGAAACTTCCACCAATATCTCATGGCCATCCCAGACGAAATTTGATCGCTGGAATGGAAGCGCGAGACCAACTATCGACATCGTTCAACGAGGTCGATGGATCAAGCGCCCTGTGTATACGGCAACGGCGCGGTATATATATACCGTGCCGAAGCTGGGGGAGGTGGAGGAATTCATACGGACGTCACTAGATAGCCTTGGGGTCAATCCTGACCCTGCGATTATCTGGAACGCGATTCCGTATACATTTCTTATCGACTGGATAGTCGACGTCTCCGGTTTCTTGCATTCTTTCGCAAGAGACAACTTCCCTATTGAAGTCAAACTGAGTGACTTTTGCCATTCGATGGCTTGGCACTCAGAAACGACCTTGCATACCGTATATCCGATATCTGATTATATGGGCGGGGGTTTCGATGCGGTTTTACCGCTCGTACAGCCCGCCTGTCAGGTCTCCCTGTACAGGGGTGTGAGGACGTCCTACAGCCGCGTTCCGGTTAGACCGGATATCCACGTGGCCACGACGAAGCGTCTTAAGCTAAAGCAGGCTGCCCTTGCGGGTAGTCTGCTGCTTAATAAGGCGCTTGGTGGTAAGCGGGATTTTCGTGCACACTAATGTGCATTCAAGTCCCGGTTGGTGGCTTCGGCTGCCAATCAACAAAGTACACAACCAAGAAAGGCTACATACAATGTTAACTGCAGATCTGACGCTTACCGATAGTGGAAGCGTTACAAAACCTGGGGCACTAGGAGCGAAAGTTTTCGCTCAGGTGTCCTCACTCATCAACGATAAGACGCTGCGCCGGATTCAGGCTACTGCGACGACAGTTCCAAATGAGCTGTTGGTTTCACACCAACAGACTGGAACTGCGTTTAAGACCAGAATCCGCTCACTGCTCAAAACCTCGATATCGAGGCTGGATACTGACGTCTCCCTCACGGGAGGCGTCATACCATCTATGAGCTGTCAGTTCGTACTTGACCGGCCGCGACAAAGCGCCGGTTATATTACGGTTGCGCACATTCAGTCTTGTGTAGGTCAGCTGGTAGATGCATTATTGCTCTCCGGCCACCTGGACAAGATCCTGAACCTCGAGGCTTAGTGGTTATTACCACCTTTAAGTCCTCGGCGTGTACTTGCGTCGCCGGCTAATCACCGAGCGATACGTGGGTGCATCGTTGTCGTACATGAGACTGCAGGAATTACCTGGGTTGTCAGATAGAGTTAGCTATGTAGCTGTTGGAGGAAATCAATGTATGAAAACACTGAGGACCATAACAGCCAACGTCAAGGGTACCATCGCGAAGCACAGGGGCGTAATCGAATTCCTCTCAAAAAGAGGCATGTCGGTCGCCGTTGTGCAGTGGATGGGAGAAGAACTACTATGCGGCCACGAGCTCGTAACATACGGGATCGTTTGGAAGCGATAGGGTTCTACCTCGACGTCTTCATCGCCAGCCTATCTGATATGGCTGGTTCATCTGCATATCCAAAAGTCGAGTTATGTCGCGATATCGAAGAAATTCGACATCGTGCCAGCCATGAGGGGATACAGTTCCTTACAAGGACCTGTCCCTCTTATGCTAAGGCGGTTGACACCGCTTTAGCAAGTGGCGCTGTGCTACAAGTCCGCGGCTTTCAATGCCGTGGGCGGACCCCACTTCCCCTATTCCTAGGGTGGTGGTTAGCTCAGATATTCGATTCATTTGGGTGCGAACGCAGTGATGCGTCCGCGGATGCGCTAAGTAAACTACGACAGACTCTTTACTTATTTTATAAGTTAGAGTTACCGATAGACACGGACCAAGCTAATGACGTCATTAACTTGTTTAGAGATACCGATTCAAGATTGCCGGATAAAATGCCGGCTCTTGACTCAACCATGTCATGGATCGTTTCCGAAGCAAAAAACCTTATTCATAGGGTTCTTGCTCCGGTTGATCCTTTGGGGATTGATTTTGTCCCTCGGCATGGTCCTGGTTCTGTCGCCACGGGCGAGAAATGCTATGAGAAACCGTTCTTTAAACGGATCTATAGCAGGCTGGAGAAGAGTTTTCCGCTTGCGGATTACTTTTTCTTCAACTACTCTCACCTATGTGATCGAATCCAGGATCTCGAAACGTATGAGTCTAGGGAATCAGGCACTGCAAAAGTAGTGCTGGTTCCTAAGGATTCACGCGGTCCACGTCTAATATCGTGCGAACCTCTGGAACTCCAGTGGATCCAACAGGGCTTAATGCGGAGTATGGTGAAAGCCATATCCCGACATCCGATGACTAGTAGTCAGGTCAATTTTGTTGATCAGACTATTAACCGTCGGTTAGCTCTTGAAGGTTCACTGGGGCGGCCAGTTGCCACGCTTGATATGAAAGAGGCTAGTGACAGAGTATCCTTGTGCCTGGTGGAACGGTTGTTCCCACGGACTTGGTTCGACGCGCTTTATGCGTGTCGCTCCTCTGCCACTCGTCTCCCATCGGGAGAGGTGGTGATGCTCAAGAAATTCGCGCCTATGGGATCAGCAGTATGCTTTCCCGTTGAGTCGCTAGTTTTCTGGGCCCTCTCGGTCGCAGTTATTATGAATACTAACCCTGATATTTCACGCTGGAATGCGTGCTCTCAGGTCTTCGTATTCGGTGATGACCTAATCGTACCTCTCAAAGACCAAGAGAAGGTACGACATCACTTGCCAAAGTTGGATTTATTGTTCAACGATGGTAAGTGCTGTGTGGCAGGTTCCTTTAGGGAATCTTGCGGATGCGATGCTTATAAAGGCATCGATGTCACCCCACTTAGAATTAAGTGCACATGGGATCCTCACTTAGCAGGTATGGCTTACCCGTCTTGGGTCTCGTATCACAACGAGGCTTGTAGACGGGGGCTCTTTGGCTTAGCTGACTTAATCGCTGGAGCAATTCAGCGGGTAAAACGCACACCTTACTCCTCAACCGAGGAGTGTAGTTGCGTATGCTTAGTCGATGACCGTAAAATGGCCCGCGTTGAAAACATAAAGCTTAATATTCCAAGACGTCGATCTCCCGTGAATGGGAGGAATGACTATCAAAGGAATGAGTTTTATGCCACGCAGGTCCGTGCCCGTATTGTCAATACCGGTACATCGTGTTGGGAAGAGATGTTGCGAACAACAACGTCTTCTGTTCTAGCTCCTGATGGCTGCGGCTCAGAAATGAGTCGCATTAACCCTACTCGAGTGAACTTTCGACAGTTCCTCGGTGAGGCGCCATTAGTTACGGCATGCCAGTATGCCTTGCCACGTCAGGCTATCCTAAGACGTGGCTGGTATCCGATTGACGTAAGTTAATCGGATAAAAAAGTAAAGTATCCAC